AAAAACAAAAGTAAAAGGATGGACGAGTTTCATACTACAGTGGATCAGTTTGTAATGTTACGGACACAGAGTAGTCGACGGTTACTTATAAATAAAATTGATGAATTTTTACCCGACACAATTACGGAGTTTCCAAATCATGACGGTATGCTGTTCACATTAGTGGATCGTTTGTCGTTCAAACAACCAGAAGACGAAAACATATTACTTTCAGCATACAACAAAGCACCAAACTCCGTATTTAGCGGAAAAGACAAACATAAACGGACAATGTTACAGAAAGTTATACATGCAGGATGTAGTTCTGGAATTGTACAATTGACACTCGAACGTTCCCCCGAATCACATCAACTAGATCATGATAAAGGAGGGAATACCGTAATGCATTATGCTGCACGACGGGCAGATGTTAATATTATTACACTCTTAATTAATAACATGAATCAGCGAAACACAATACATTGCATGTCGAAGAGAAACAAAGGCGGACGTACGCCGTTATTTGAAATTATCGACTCATCTCCCATGAGCACCACGCCAATTCATAGAATCCTGAGTGTGTCGGACACAAAGACCATATGGGAATCGAAGGATAAAACAGGTAGATTACCGATTGAACGGCTTACAAATGGAACGTTTGAGCTATATGGTGATTTCGTTAATCGAATGACATCACCAACTACACAGTTTTATAACAACAATGTATCGATTCTTCAATGTATAATTCGTGATCAAAACACAATTTCAGTTTCCAATATAGTCAACATTGCTGCTGCACTTATTGTATATGATCCAATGTTTTTGCATACATTACTCTCCGATACACGTAGTGTGCGTGGGATATGTGACGATATATTTACTCAAATTATACAAAAGAGTCAATACCCCTCACTTGCATTTAAACTCCTGAATGCAATGGCCATGTCGGAACTTCGTCCAATTATGTTACAGAAACGTGACATATGGGAACAAACAATTTTCCACATTGCTGCATGTGGATTTCATGAACTCATGCATTGTATTCGTAGTGTTGCACCAACTGGTCTCAGTATAAAAGACTGTTTAACGTTATATTCACTAAAGGGTACGCCCATGCACATTGTCATAAAGGAAGGATCTACATACGACTTTGAAACAAAGATGGATATGCTACGACAAGAATGCACTGAACAATTTATGGATAAGGATGCCGTTATTATTGCGGCACTAACAACAAAGGACATACATGGAAAGTATGCATTTGAATATGCAAAAAGTATCAAAATTATTGAAGTACTATTTCCATATTTAAAAATAAACATTGAGCCAATTGCAAAGAAAGTGTTATATACTGCTGCACGTGTACATTCATATCCCGTCTTTATCGAAACAATTGGACTGACAAATATTAATCCAGTAAGTGACGATAAGTTGCTAAGTGAAGTAGCAAGAAAGAATGAAATTGTTGTTACTGTACGACCACGACAAGTATTTGAATATATGATTAATACAATACACCCAATCACCCCATCCGAATCCACGTTGCATTACATTGTGTCGATTGCTGCAACACTTGCATCATCTAACCGTGATGCGGACATACAACTTGTCCAATCCATCATGAATCTTAAAGAAAAATGGTATATATGGAGACGTTGGAAACGTATACGGGAAAAAATAAAAATAAGAGGAATTTATCATTATTGGAATGAAATAAGTCTAAGGAAGTATTATTTACCAGAATCTGGTACTGAATTCTTATTATCATTAGATGACATATATAACAATACTTCATTCATGTGTTTACAATACGATTCCTGCGATGTACATGATATCCAACAATCACACTAAGAATTACACCAAAAACAACTGCTCCTACAATTGTTCCAATTACAATAAATTGTGGAATTGGTTCGTTTCGTTTTGGCGGAGGGTCTGCACATGTACCTCCGGTATATCCAACACTACTGTCTGTATTATTGCAAATAAAATTAATGAAATAGTCCGTTCTGGCGAATCCACTTGGTTCGGTGTTTGCACATTGGTTATTGAAATTATAAGTATAGCCAAATGAAGTGACGCCAATCAACATATCTTCGTCGTTATATAAACCAGTACCAGAATCCCCACTGCATGTCGTACTGCCTTCTTGTGGATCGAAACATACAACTCCTGGGCGGTCTACATACTTTTCACAATACAATGTACTTGTAACTATGCCAGTTGTATATTGAAGATGAGTAGATAAATATCCATCTCCATCAAAATATCCAATTACTCCCCACCCAACTGTATGAGCAGATTCTCCAACGGTTGGTTCACTTGTAGACAGTCTTGCTTTTTTTACATACTCGGTTATATCATGATCAAGTTCTAGTACAGCAATGTCACTTGTAATGTCATTCTCGTTGTATTCGGGGTGAATAATATAATCCTTAACTACATAATCAACGAGTGCATTGTCGCTAATAAACGTCGAATTCAAATTAATAGAGTAAAAATCCGGGTCATTTGATGGGTTAATACAGTGAGCAGCAGTGAGTACCCATCTCGATCCAATGATTGTACCACCGCAGATATGAGCATATCGGTATACATTCAACGACACTGTCGCAGGATATTCAGAAATATGAATATCATCTCCACCAATAATGCGCGTGTCAATAACGGGTGATGCATACATACACTTAGCGATTAGGAAAAACGTAATCATAGCCGTTTATTTGTGTAGAATATATATAAAATGATAGGATCCAATATATGATATTATGATATTGATAATATATCAGATACTTCTCGGCAATGTCGGACATTGACAATTTACTAAAAAATACATAGTTTAGACATGTTCATATTTTTTACAGGAATAATTATTTTGATATACTATATTCAAATGGATTCCGTAAACGTTGTGCGATTTTTGCATAGCACATTCGGTTCGTACGACTTCCGTGAAGCGAACCCTGAAATCACACAGAAATATATCGAACAACTAGATACCACACTAGATGTTATTAAATATTCAGATTTCAGTACAATGTATAAAAAATGGAGCGAAATCAATGGTACAAATACACGCGTACCGTCGACACAATTGATTATCAAGATTTGTCACAAAATGTGTGAAGATGTAAATATGAACAGTAAAACAATTATGTTTGATTGTAAAATCAATACATACGACAATGGATCAGGGTATTACTTTACCTTTGATAGAAATACAATCGCTTCACATGTGGAACACATGACAAATACACAGATATTGTCCCAGAGAAACATCAATCGTGTCAAATCAATGAAAACAAATCACGAAAAGTTCACCGAGTATTTTAAGTATGATCCATATACGGCAGAGAAGATTGTATCCAATGCATTTGTCAATCTTAACCTAAAAGAATATCTTTATAATATGAAGCATATGGACATGACACAGTTCACCGACGATGAGTTGTCATTAAAACGGTACGAACCATTACAACTTCAGATGAAAAAACTACACCTATGGCAAGGTATTATTAAAAGCAATTCAAATGCAGTTAAACTGGTTACCGTCGAAAGTGTAAGTAAATATGCAGGGGTAAACGTGGTTACTGCAAATGTTCTAATAAATGATGGCAGAACGATTCTACTAGAAGCTCTACCTACACATTATGCAAAATCAAATGATATGTGGATGCATGTAATAAAAACTGCTCAAGAAGAGGAAGAAATCCGAGAAGAAGTTATACGACAGTCAAAACGTCAAAAAGTATCAGCGTAAACGTTTGGTTAGTTTTATGAACTCTTCTGGTGAAGTAGTAACGATTGATTCAATACACTGTTGCATCTCGTTTCTAAACCGCCGTTGATTTTCATATGAAGCAAGATCGGTAATTGCAGAAACTGGATCATTATTATTTGCATGACATACAGATAGATTTCTAAAGTTATATGCTTTTCCTGATGTGGTCTTTCCGTCCTCCGTCCAAATACTATTACGCATCACTTGATTAATATCAGCTTTTGATTGATCAGATAGAATCATTAGCGATTTTTTTACATACGCATATAGTTTATGCGTTGTCGCAAACCTTATATTGACAATTCCATTGTCATAACAAAATCGCGCATATACATTCATCATATCAGATGTTGTTACGCGCTCAATGTTATTAACGTTTTTGTGAAGGTTACGTACAATATATAAACCAAACTCTTCAGACATACGTTTAAATTCTTGGGTATATAGAAATGTCGATACCCACTTCACGTGACAATTTATCACAGATCCCATCAACTCTTATCAAACCGGTTAAACCAATTATTGGTCAACCAATACATATTGAGACATTTACTGAAGTAAAAAATGGTCTTACAATTTCAGATTTAAGAAGTGGTGATATTATTCTTATGCTGGGGAATTATCCAAGTTCATGTATAACGTGTACTTGTTCACTTTCTCTGGGGTCATCTCATGTCGGGGTTGTATTGGAACTTGATGGTAAACTATGGCTAATTGAAGCAATCAGTTTTGCAGAAAATGACGTAAAGCAGTGGCTCGTTCCAAACATCGAAACAAACCCCCCTGGTGTCGTCGCATCTGAAATTGACGACAATATTTTATATTACTCTGCAATGGACGTGTATCGCCCAGAACCTCCGTTAACTATAGAGGAAATACAGGGATTAAAACGCAGTTTTTATAAATACAAAGGAAAACCGTATGAAAAATCAATGTTACAATTACTCAATGTAGCAATTGGGTGCCCAGTTATACCAACAGAAAATTCTATATTCTGCTCGGAACTAGTTGCTAAAATGTTTAATGATATTAGTCGTTTAAATACAGATCATATATGTTACTTAATACCAAACTGGAGGGAGTATGCACACAATTATCGACCGTCCGATATACCAAATATAATTAACTGCAAACGTATCGGTCATATGAAGGGTACTCGTAAAATCTTAGATTTTAGAGGATGGACATTTGGAATATGCTGACTTGTGCTTGGTGTAATTTTCAATTGCTTGTTTATTGAAATATAACGCATTATATGGAGAAAGTACAAGCTGAATTAGAACAAACCACACTGGCGCTTTTACGTTTCCAGTCATAAATGCCTGATATAGTATGGTGCTTGTAAATAACATACCAGGAACGCGTAGCCATGTATTTAGTAGAACATTAATACGTTTTTCTGTATTTTTTTGAATCGCACCGATTTTTACAAGTCCAAGTAAAAAATAGTCAATGCCACCTGGCAGTCCGGTGACAAACATAGCTTGACTATTTGAGAGACTTCCCCATTTATAGTACTGACCAGGGAAACTTAGTGTCGGTATAAACAAAAGATGATGAAAGTAATCCGCTGATGATAGTGTAAAACCACCATACATATGATATAGATGGATCCCATTGCTAATTGTCAATGGCCATACGCTGGATACACCAAATGCAGACTGATCCGTAAAAATATCACCGTTTGCACATAGATCGGGATACAATAGCGTGTTTATGAATGAACGGACACTGAAAATACAAATAAACACATTTGCAAGAGAATGTAAAAAGAACCAGGTAGTGTGTCGTAGATTGATTACTTTATCAACATATGCTAAAAGTAGCAACTCAATTGTATAATCGGCAATTGTCAAACAACCAATTACGGTTGCAAGGTTATATAAATGCTCATATGGTGAGATATACATATTAATAACAAATATAATATATTCGTTTATCCAACAAAATCAAACTCGTTCATAGACTCTTCAATGTATCCATTTGATGGGTGATATCTACGCATCATCATACGTTCATATATTGGTAGATGGACTATCTTACTCGAAATTAGTTGACATGCAATTGTTTTCAATTGTTCACGTACCGTATCCAACGCTTTCACTAAAGTTGGATCAGTGTGCGACAATAATGTTTTTTGAGATACTCGAAAAAGATAAGTTTCATACCTACACTGTGGTTCGGTGGGCATAAATTTATAAAATGAAGTTATCCGGCACAATATTGTATATTTCAGAAATTTTTCTTGGATCATTCTCCGACGTTTTTTAGTCAAATCGTCGCATTTTTGTGCCACAATGAAATCAATTGGTAGACGTAAAATATTGGCAGTTGAAAAACTGTAGGCAACATCATGTTCTACAATTTTCATAATCGATTCCGGTCGATAATGTAGCAACGTTTCATCCAAACGAAAACCAACAAACTCACCATGATGTTCATATCCAGTGTAAACAAGTATCGCATAGTAATGAACTTGTTCCATAACAGAGTTCAACTTTTCTAGATTATAATTATATGCACGCGTTGAGCCGTATATCATCGATCTGTATGGCTCAATAAACTTGAGTAGATTATCCGCCTTCCATGACAATTGGATGTTATGTTTCCCAAGAAAATACTCCTTAATTCGATCAATACGTTGATATGCGTTCATATCCTGAAACTCCCTAACACTTGAAAACATATCGATAAATTATCGAGATTCTATTTGTACAAAAATTGTTACAGGTTTCCCAATGCGATGAGAATAAATAACTATTCAATAATTACACAGGAAAATGAAAAACTTTGGGGAGTTATTTATTTTCATTCGTAAAAAAAAGAACTTAAAATATTTATCGTCATCTTTAGGAAAAGCAAAAAAAAAGTTTTTCCAAAACGTGAATGTTTTTAAAAAGGGAGTCGTTCCAAACCCCAAAAAGCAATAAATAACTTTTGACGTTCTAAGTGATTCTTACTGAGTTATTTATTTGGTAATATATATCGACTTAATTCGATAAATTATCGAGATTCTATTTGTACAAAAATTGTTACATGATCCTCAATACGATGAGAATAAATAACTATTCAATAATTACACAGGAAAATGAAAAACTTTGGGGAGTTATTTATTTTCATTCGTAAAAAAAAGAACTTAAAATATTTATCGTCATCTTTAGGAAAAGCAAAAAAAAAGTTTTTCCAAAACGTGAATTTTTTTAAAAAGGGAGTTGTATAAAAATAAAAAATCAATAAATAACTTTTCATCGTCTAAGTGATTCTTACAGAGTTATTTATTGGTAAATATTTCATGATTTTATTTTGAAAAATGACAAATTACACCGACAGAATTGTCGATTGTTATATCAATAAATAACTTTCTGTAACAACAGTGCATTGTTTGAATCATGCGTCGATCGATGTCAACTGCAGTTAAGCGTATGTACAAAACTCCCCTCGCGGCAATGCCATCATCTCCATATATCATCAAACGAAACCAGCAACCTAGCATCATTGACGCATATCGTGCTTCACTTGACATTCACCCTGGCGAACACCCCATGTGCAAGTTTAACTTTTTTAAGATTGAACGAGAATTTACATGCACTCAGCAAATGCTGACAGAAGTACTTGATAACCAAAAAAAGTTAAAGCAGAAATTTGATTTTATTGTATTTCACTTGGGTAGTGTAGTAATTGTGTGCCCTATGGTATGTTCTCTTTTTTACTGTATGTTTAATTAATTAATTAAAGTGAGGTCTTATCATGCCATTAGAATCGTAATGATGTACATACATTGGGCGCATTTCACCAGTTGGCTTCCACCTTAAAAACATTGGCGAAAATGCGACGACCACTGCAAGTACAACAATATCGAATGCCAAAATTATATTGTACGTGTCCTTGCATAAATTTGCATATTGTTTATGTTGGTTTGTGTCACGTGGTTTTGCCCAATCGTAAAAATGCATTAATGGCGACGGTCCTAGTTCATTTCGTGTACACTCATATGAGTAATCATACCACGCAATTATCAAATACATCGTGTACAAAATTACTATAAGCACCCATTTATTTTTAGGGGGTGCAATCCAATAAAATGTTCCAGCAAGTATACTTGCGACAATACATTTTAAATTCCCAGTCATTTGATCAATTTTTACGCATCCCATATTTTATATACTACAAATAAAATGTTAACTTACTTTTACAAAAAACAGAATGAAGCATTATACACGATTTCCAAACAAAAAAAGGAAATCGAGTGTAATGATGGCGTGTGCACCCGCTCGTTGTCTATACCATCCGGTGTTTATAATAACTGGTATTCAAATATGTGCAAGGCTACAAACATTGACAAACGAGAGTCTGTTCAACGTAAATTTAGTGTACTTTGTTCACGACTTTTTGAAAACAAAGAAGACTACTATTTATCACATGGAAGCGTAAAGGAGTCTATTGTTCGTGACAAAATCAACCATTTATATATCAGTTACGAACAACTAGATCATAAAAAAGTAAAACAGCAATATAAAGATGCGTTTATAATTTTTAGAAGGCATATGCAACACAATGACAAGTTAAGACTTGTTGTTGATGTTAGAAACGTTTCCATGTATTTAGTTGCAACATACTTACTGCATACATCTTACGATGATCACATACTGGGTTATCTGCTGATGGAGACAATAGAAAAACCGGTTCATTCGGTGGAGATTTATACTAAAAGTAAATTAGTAAAGTTATTTATAAGAAAAATTATTAATTTGTCAAGTATTAAATCTCAGACGGAACAATTTAAAATTTATTGAATGACAAATTATACCGACAAAATTTTCGATTGTTATATCAATAAATAACTTTCTGTAACAACACTTAGTAGACACTCGACTTATTTATTTTCATTTGTGAAATCATGAGATTAAAAAATTTTTGCTTAATATCATTTTGGTTAGTAATAACTTCACGTAACATATATTGCGTACACTTTAGTTCCTTTTCAATCTAGTTAAAATTATATTTACATGGTGATGCGGGGCGGGGTGTTTCAACTGGTGGTAATTGCATACGTAAGATTGGATAGTCATACATATTTTTAACAGCGGTACTCATACTACGGCGGAGCATCATCTTAATTTACGGAAGCTTGAGATTGGTACATTTCAGCAATCATCATATTAGTGGTTGCGTCGGTAATATTCTTATCTTTTCTAACTCGGATAAATCGCGGAAATCGAAGGGCAATGCCCTTTGATGGATCTACAATTCCGTGACCTGCCATATGAACTGGTGAAATCGATAGATCAGCAGATAACACTTCCCATACTTGAGTTGGACTAAACCATACATCTGGTTTCAATGAAGGAATCTCTGCAACACAATAATCGTTTGGTTTTTGTTCAACTCGATGTGGATTTAAACTATCCGACAGTTGAATCAAATCTTCGTCGGAAAATCCAGTGCCAATCTTGCAAATACTTTGAAAAACTTCTTCATCTTGATCATAAACTGCGAGCAGATATGAGCCATATACGCCAGTGCGTTTTCCTCGACCATAATATCCGGCAATTGGAACGAGATCACAACTATCTCCCATGCCAGCGAGGTAATCCTTTTTTAACTTTAGCCAATTAAGCGAGCGCTTCGATGGTTCATAACTTGAATTGTCGTCAAGAGATTTTACCATAAGTCCTTCTGTTTTTGACTGAACCGCTTGATTTAGCATGTCAGCGACTTCCTCTTCTGTTGACGGATCCATACTTGTCGCAAACTTGAACTGATGCCCATATGGTACAAATGCATTATATAGAATATCGCGCCTCTGTGAAAGTGTCTTTTTCAGTGTCGATTCTCCGTTGTAATATAGAATATCGAATGCATAAATACAGACCTTTACTTTAATATCATCTGATTCTGCATCCTTGCGTTTCCGTGTACTTAATACCTGGAATGGTAGAATGTTACCATCTGTATCAACAGCAACCGCCTCTGTGTCAATAATAAATGACTTTGTATGTACCGACAGTGTAGATGGAATAATATTGACAACATCTGGGTATGACGATGTCATTGATTCCATATTGCGCGAAAATACTGAAATAGTACCATCTTCTTTCATGTGAATTTGTGCACGCATACCGTCATATTTAAAATCGCATGTAAATCTTCCAGATTTTAGCATGCGATCCATTACTTCAGTGACTCCATTTGTAGGTTTTGCAAGCATCGGTTTTACTGGCATGCCTGGCTTAATAAACGAACGTTTAAGATCTCCGGTTTTCATGAGTGTCTTTACGAGTTCACCATAATCTGGAAGTTCACAAAATGCTTGCTTTACTTGTTCTACTGCGGTAGATAACTTACCTGCCATCTTTGTATCAAAGATGTTATCTGGGTTCGACATAACATGTGCATATGCAATTGCAGTTAAAATCGACTGTTCTGCCATTCCAATCCGCATCTTTCCCTGAAGTGCTCGTACTATATAAAGTGTTTCGATCTTTGATGCAGAAAGAAGGAGTTTTTTGATAAGTACGCGTTTAGTAGTCATTGAATCCTTTCCACTTGTTATTGCAATTTGACGAAATGTATCATATAAGTTGGACACGGTTAATTGTACTGGTTTTACAAATGTAGATTGTGCCCCAGCATAAGATTGAGCGACTTTCCCAAGATCACCGAGTGATTTTAAATCTTTACGAACAACGTCCGTCGATTTCATATATGTCTCAGTAAGTGTCTTTACAATGAGAGCATCCCCGATACCAAGTTCAAACCCTTCATGAACAGCAGCAATTGTATTTGTCACCAAACTAATCGTGTGAAATAGCGAACCTGGAGCATTGTGAATTACTGCACGGAATGCATTGGTTGCATGTTCAATAATTACCAGACGTTTAGATTCTTTTTCAATGTCGGAAAATACAGAGGCCAAAAAAATGTACGGTACATCACCTTTCCATTCTTTATCAATTTGATATGAGCGATACCCCGAAAACATATTGATAATTTATTGAGTTTGTTGACGCGCAACACTACCCAGCCTAGTATAATATCTCTGGCTGAATCTATTAGTCACAAATGGATTTGATGGCATTCCATCTACACTATATGTAGGCGCCGGTAATACGGATGCAGACGATGAACGTCTAGAAGAGTGTGTAATCATTGGATTGAAATTTCTACGCATGGCCATACCAGTTTGTCGTTCGCGACGTTCTTTCATTCTGTCTCGTGCGATCCATATCCATATTGCGCCCACAGGAATTGTGAGTATTACCGCAACTATGATAATAATTAAAGCAGATGTATTTGTATCTGACATATTGATTTTTTTTAATTAAATAAAAATGTTTTTATTATTCTGTGATTTTTACAAGTTACAATATTTCAGTCAGACTACATACGATATTATCACGATAATGTTTATATCTACATATAAAATAAACATGAATCTTCGGAAAATTGCATCAATTTCTACATACATTGCAGTCGTATTGGCGATTTTGTATGTACCGATTAAACCGATGTATTTAATCGCGCGAAATATATTGTCACCTAATCAGCCAACACTATTGCCCGGGAAATACAAGTGCACACCTGATATCCTAAAAGATATCACAGTTATAGTGTCAGTAAAAGACACTTGCAGTCAGTCTCCTATTTTCATCGAAAATCTCAAGAAAATTACGACAAGGGAAATGCCAATTATATATACATATCCTTCATATGCAGCATGTGAAGCGATGACACCGCCTTTAAAGTACTGGAGGAATGTTAGGACGATACCAGTGGATCTCAGTGATTCTCCGATGAGTGGATGGGTGAAAGGATCAAAGTATGTAAATACGAAATACAGTTATCTCGTTCACAATGATGGTTATGCAATGCGATGTGATTTTCTGTGTGAGTTATACGGCGCACTTTTATCGCGGAACGAGAGTTACGTCGTGGCGGCGCCTATGTTATATGAAAACAACGAAGGCGGGGGACTAGGTGCACATGCTACTCAAGCAAACCTGCAAATTGTACCTGCAGACAATAAATATGGGATCAGTGCATTTCACGAACATTCATTTGTGAACTCATTAAACCGAGGCGAAGATTTATCGGAGGGCGAGCAGAGCGAATTTCTTGAAGATCACGGGTTCCTAATAAAGTCAAAGTACATCTTAGATGTGATCGATGATAAGGCATCATTTACTCTTGAATATCTCGATATGATTCTCAATCTCCGAAAGATTGAGAAAAAGGTTGTCTTCGTACCTAGTGCCGCATTGGAGTTTCGGGTCACTCAATTTATGTTGCAAGATATCCCATATTTTGCATATAAGAGGTCTGAGGAAGTTGCACATAAGACGAGAGACTATATCTCAACAAAATGGCAAGTTGGTGTACCGAATACAGGGTTTTGGACATACATAAAGTATACCATTTTGGAGCAGCATATGTATTGTGGCAATGCAATTGCAAGTCTGTCGTGGCGTGAACAATTGATGACTGTGTTTGGCTTTTTCCAAATCTCTGGCTATAATCGGTACAAGTGGTCCTCTCCTAGATACATCCCTCTTACCAAAGTGGTAAACTTACTTGATGGAACGAGAATGCCTCCTGCGAAGGAATACATTGCGCATCGCAATATAAAGAGGCCTATGTTAACATCAAAACATATCAATAACGCATCCAAGTTGATTGGAAAGGGGAGTGGTAATGTGATGGAGATGACATATGAGTACAATGCGTTTGTTGTGTATAAGGCAAGTTATAAGTGCATAACCAAAGCATCTATAATGCATGTTTGTAATGTTATTATTGACGCAACTTCAGACATATGCATATGCTGGGGTCATGTACCTATACATAAACGAGGAAATATCGTTAGTACATATAGCAAAGTGTTTGCGTCTTTGCTCAAAATACCATCTCGAGTAACAACCTATCTAGAAATGATGGCGTATAAATCACAAGACATTTCTCATATGACAAGTGATATCCCTTCAAACATATCTTCTGTGGGTATACAAACACAGGATGTAAATCTGACACTTTATAAATGTGGCGCAAATCAAGAAGATTGTTATGTTCCATTTGAGTTTAATAAACATATGAAATTGACAAAGTTTTATGGCGGCCCAATCTCACTTTATGAACTTACCCAATATATTTCAAAACATACGGTATAGTGTTACAGAATAAATAACTCTGTAATAATTATACCGGGCATGAAAAGTTATTTATTGATTTTTTATTTCCGTATAAGTCCCTTTTTAAAAAAAATTACGATCGTGAAAAACTTTTTTTTTGCTTTTCCTAAAGATGACTATAAATTTTTTAAGTTCCTTTTTTCACGAATGAAAATAAATAACTCCCCAAAGTTTTGAGTTTTCCTGTGTGATTATTACAGAGTTATTTATTCTCATCGTATTGAGGATCCTGTAACAATTTTTCACGAAATTTTATGATATAATCTCACCTTGTTATTTTACAACACTCTGTATAGAGTGTCAGATTACCATGGAATATTTTCACAAACTTAGGGATATGTACACCGAGGATCATTCTGTCATCGACATTACACGATGTGTGAACTATAAGAGATTATATGAATCAGATGTCATGCGTATCTACAAAGAAATTTTCATGGAAGTTCTTGCGATTAAATACGATAATCACCAAGTGATACATAAAAATCCATTTGAAATGGACAAGTACGTACATGACAGCTATAACACAGTCGTTCGGCGTCAGTGTGCAATTCGTCAGTATGAACAACAGACAAATACCGATCTCATATTAAATCCTAACGGATACGAAGATGAACAAATAATTGTGAAAAAAATCTGGTATTACAATGATATGACAATGATTCGACTAGAGAGGTTCGTAGAGTACCATCAATATGACGTCGCGCGAATTATTCAACTTTCACGTGAGATGATTTACAATGATCCGGTGTACATTCGGTTCAAAAAGGCGTATTCACTTGGGGTACTTCGTGCAGTTATTCCAAAAACTAAATGGTTTTGGAATGTACTAGAAAAGTCATATCACCCAGAGAGTAGACTCGGAAAAATGGCAATTGACGAATTTTATAATAATGGCATCTATGTTTGATAATACCGACTTAGATGATTTGGAGCACTTCTATTTGTAACAGATCTTGATGCACGTTCATGTATATCACTCAATCTAGATGCTGCAGTTTTAGACGACTCATCGTTACGTTTACGAAGTGCCGATATTCTTCTTTCCATTGCTCCCATTGTTTCAGTAAGCTCGGGTACCCCTAGTTTATCACCCTTGCCTTCCGATATTGCTTGTATATTAGCTTTATGAAAACCATCACCAAGTTCAACTCGCGATGAGACATCTTCATGTATTCCACTTAGAGTGAGTCTAGAACGACGAATCAATACAATAAATAGTATGATGTTTAGTACCCATAACACTATTTTTATTGTGGTACACTCCATTTAATATATGTAAAATATATTATTTACAATAAAGTATACAAATGGGTAAAGAACACACCCCATGTAGTGATGACTCTTTTTATCTATCAAGTAATACCGTAAATATTATGCACGGTGGGTTATTTGGAATAACAATGACCGTGTTGATGTTTTCATTTTATGGTAGTGATTATGTCCCACCAAGAGTTAAAAAAGTAAAAAGTGATATATATAAGAAAAAATCAGATTAACTTTTTATATTACATAAGTTAAATAACAGACATAATGGCTACACCCCCAAGTATGTCTCCTCCATCTATGCCATCGCCACCAATGGCTCCTTTTGCAATTTATGACTGGTGTGGTACGACAAGTATATATCTTGCATTTATGTCCCCAAATACATATTATACAAGTGAAGGTGAGCTTGTCTCTACCGTACCGTATTTGACTAGCCCAGATCCTCAACAAAGTCTATTTCGCGTTCTAGTTCCATCCATTCTCCTTCCAGTTACTCTTATGATGTTCTTCCTTGGTCGCAAGTACTTTTGGCCTGTGTTCTCGCTGGCTGCTGCTGGCGTTGGTTCGGCCGTAGCATATGGTATTGTGTATAGTCGACCAGACTTTATCCCAATTGAAACCCAGTGTGGTGTTCAGTGGGCTGCAACTGCTGGTGGCGCTGCACTTGGCCTGATTATTGGTATCTTTGTAATTCGATTTATTCCAAAGTTCGCGGCACTATTCGTTGGTGGATTTCTGTCTTTTGCAGTTTTTCAGCAATTTCCACAGCTTGATCTACTTGTAACTG